CAGTCTCTATAGATAATGGTTCACGGCCCCAAGAGGCCGTACCCACCTGTGATGCGGATGGACTGGCGGATAAGTTGGCCAAGGTCCGAGACCTGCTGCGCCAGATTTGGGAGGCCGACTCCCGCCTTGTCTGGACCGGCAACCCGCCCGAGCCGTCGCATGACGAAGAAGGCGAGTGCGCCAAACTGGCCAATGAAGCCGCTGGCCTAATCACGGGGATTATCGGGCAACCCGCTGACGGCTGTTCTAGCAATGAAGGAGCGGGCGGCTGGACGATTTGGCATGGAGGGCCGAACCCCGCGCCCGGTCAGATCGTGTCGGCAATCTGGAACGGCGAAGAGCATGACGACCGACTGTCGGATGATCTCGATTGGGACTGGAACGACATCAGCGACCCGATCACAGCCTACCGCATCCTCCCTCAGACGGAGAAGGGGTCATGAGTATGGTTGCACGGGTTGAAGCGATCCTCCCAAGCCTGAAAATGATGCTTCTGAAGCGCAAGATGGTTCAGCGTTTTGACCGCTGCTGTCATGCTGGGTTTGTTAGCTACCGGCTCCCCCTGTCTTACAGGATTACCACCGCAAACTCGGTAGGTATGAGCGAAGCGAATGCACCCACCACCCCTCCCGTGAAGACCGGGGAGGGCTAGATGGCTCGCAGGCCGTGGCTTCCGAGCGCCAAGACGCGCCAGACCAAAAACCTTCCCGACCGCATTGACGACGCCCTTCAGGCGCACGGCGGGCCTATGGATTTGAGCGCGCTAGAGCAGGCCCTTTACCCGGACCCTCGCTCGCATCGCTGTCAGTCCAACGGCGGGCCTCCGGGGTGCCGCATGGCCGTTTCTGCGGGCATCCGGCGCGGCGGCTTCACAGTGCGCCATCAGGGTGGAAACTGGGGCAACCAAACCGTTGTCCCGCGTAAGCCGATTGTGAACCCCGACTTCCTCGAATGCGAGGGCTGCAACGGCGAGTTCTACAAGGGCGATCTGGCGAACGGCCTTTGCGAGTTTTGTTCAGAGGAAAACCCAGCATGACCCACCCCAAGGAAGACGGCTTCTCCATCACGCACGAACTGGCGGGGTGTCCGTTCTGTGGAGGCGTTCCCGAACGAGTAGGCGCGTTCTCAGCGCAATGTCGCGGCATCGTGAACGGCAAAGACATTCACAACACCATCGTCATGAACAACGCCGCATGGAACCGCCGCGCAGCCCCTATGGAGGCTGTGGCTTGGCGGTGGCGCAAGATCGGGGAGCCGCTCTGGCAGTTCGACGGCAACCGAGAGTTTCCGCCTGTCTCGCCGCCGCCCGGTTACGAGCAGGAAGCCCTCGCAGTCATCCCCACACAAGGGGGAGAAGCCGCACCTGACACCGTCCGCACCGATGAACAGGTAGGGACGAAGCCGCAAAGCGGCGTAGTGCACCCTAATCCCGGACAGGAACTGCGGGAGACGGTCGAGATCGTCACCGAATGGCTTGCGATGGCGAAGGAAACACCGAGGCCGCTGCACTCCAGCCTGAACTATGTACCGATCTGCGCGTCGGAGTTTGAGGCCTTGGACGCCATCCTCGCAGCCCTTCAGCATACGGAGGCCGGGGGATGCTAGCCTTGTTCGTCTTTTTCCTCGCCGTCGCTGTCGTCTGTCAAATCCTTATCGTTCTGGATAGGGAGCGTTAGAACAGACCAAATATCCGACGACGGGTAAGCCTCTGATTCTCAACCCCGACCGCGTCGCAAATCTCAATCACGGTGTTAGCTCGGTTGTTCGCCTTGTCCGTGTCGCCATGGCGGGCGTCTGCAACCGAGACCCAAGAGCCAATAAGGTTCTCTTCGGGAGGCGGCGTTACCGCTACGTCTGTGCGAAGCGACGGGCCGATCAGCTTGGAACAATCAAGCGCAGATTGGATCGTTGTTCCGCATCCGGCGACAGTAAGCAGCACGGCCCCGAAGGCCAGCCTCACCGGCAGATTCCTTGGCATTATCCGCCCCTTCAATAAAGTCCGCGTTGGACTTGGTTTGTGCGTCCGTAGCCGCATCCCGCTCGTAACGCCCCTCAGTGGCCCGCACAGCGGCAGAACCGGCATTTGCTTGCGCCGTAGCCTCCCGAGCCTTCGCATTGGCTGTAGCGGCGTCTTTTCGGGCATTGCACATGGTCAGGATGGCCAGCGCAAAGCATAGGACGACGACGATAGCGCCGATCTGGACGACGCGGGTAGCGGTCTTGTCGAGGCCGAACATCACGCCTTCCCGTACAAGGCCGCTTCCGCAGCACGACGCCGCGTCAGCCCGTTCATCACCTTGCCGTCGTTTTTGTTCCAGCGTGAGAACTGGTCCTTAGCGCCGACGTAGTTTCCCGCCTTGTGCAACTTGAGAAGGGTGCTGTCATTCAGTGCCGACAAGCCGACATTGTAGGCAAACGACACAAGCGCATCGAACTGGCTTTGCGTGGTTACAGGGGCCATCAAGGCCACAGCCTTTTCAAACCGTGCCAGATCAGCCGCGAACCGTTCATCGGCTTGAGCTTGCGTCCAGACGACACCCTTAGCGATGCCGGGACCAGTGGACCCCCAGCCAATCGTCCATGGCTTGCCGTCAACGGAGCCGGGGTCGGGGTAGGCCGTCAGCTTGCACGATTCAAACGAGTGAATGAGTGCGATGCCTTCAGGGCTAACCCGTTTGCCCGTAGGAGCCGCTACAGGGACCAGCGCCGCGTTTATGGCGTCAACGTCTCCTTGCGTCAGCGGAGCGCCCTTGATGGCCCTTACAGCGTCGAATAGAGCCTTGCTCATGTGGTCGGATTTCCTGCGTTGACCTGCGCCACGTCCACATCACGGCGGGCGCGAGCAGTGTTGATAGCCTCTACGGCCTTGGCCCCGAAGATAGTCGCCACCCCGAGAAAATAGGCCCCCGCAAAGATAGCCCCATCATTACCGTTCTCAACCTTGTGGGCTATGATGATAGTTGCCCGCATCGCGGCGTATGAAAGGGCGATGATGGCGAAGGGCCGAGCGAGGTCGCCAATGAAACTCTTGACCATTTCCGACTTAGGAATGGGCGGAACCTCGCGTGGGATAACGGGTGTGTCGGTCATGTAAGTCCAAGCACATGAGAAATCTTAGGAAGCAACAACGTCAGCACCACTCCGAACCCGACCGCCGCGCCCATCTGCCAACGCTGCGTAGCCATCACCGCTTCCATCTTGGTCTCAAGGGCCTTTACGTCTTCCGTCAGGGTTCTGACCCGTTCCGCCACGACTTCCAGACTCGGGCCGCTCACTGGCGAGCATCCGGCACAAGACCCACACCCCGGCGATCAGACAGCCAACGGCGAAGACAATCCAACCCATGCCCCACTCCGACGCTTGCAAGGGTAGCGAGTTGAACGACGAAAAACGCATTGATACTAACCACATAAAGCCAGAGGCCGTGCTGGGTCAGCGCCCCCGTCTTCCACATTGATATAGCCGCGAAGTGCAACATAAGCTGAACGACAAGGCTTCCGACCATGACCACCTTCCAAGGCTCACGGTTTTTCTGCCATGCCCGATAGATCATCGCCGCTAACGTCAAATCGAGAAGCGGGAAGGCCAGCAAGGCGTCGGGGAAGCGATACATCGCCAGCAACAGGTTACCGACCGCAAACACCATCGCGATCATGGCGCTAACGCCCATCAAGTCCGCGTATTTCTGCGGCTTGGACCGATAGGCCAGAAAGCAGATCAGGAAGACCGTCGCCGTCGCCGTTGTGTACCCAAGCACGACTGCGCTCATGGCTTCACAGGCTCGTCAGGGTCATCCACTGGAGGCTTCGGGTTCCCTCCGCTGAAAGCCACCACGTTGTCACCGTCCCGCGACGCCACATAGGCTTTCTGTGCCTTGTCTAGCCGGGCGTGAAGGATGGCGTGATGTTCCTCGACCAGCTTGAGCGCCTTGCGGGTAGCCTTGACAGCCTCCTCCGATTTCATCAAAGCGCGCCCGATGGCGTCGATATGCTCTTGAGCGGTCATTAGTTTCCAGTCCTCCAGTTAAGTCCGCCGTCCAACGTAAACCATGAGTTAGGCGTCCCGGCGTCAAGATACGCCACCACCACCGCATCGTTAGCCGTGGTGTTCGTGTTGGTCACCCCGTCGCACTTGAGCGCAAGCGTTCCGGTCACACCCCAAGGGACAGACACCGTCGTCGTGTAGTCCGTGTCAACGAACGTGCAGTCGTCAAGGAAGAGCGACATTTTAGCCCCTGCCTTCAGACGCTTGATGCAGACCGCCATAGCCCGATACCAGTTACGGTAACCGGGGTTGTCGCCAATCTCAAACGACTGCCACGCCTTGATACGGTTGTCCGCAATGTCGGAGATTGCCCGCGTAGCATCTCCGGTGATGGCCAGAGAGGTTGCGCAGTTATCAACCTTGACGCTCCACTTGCTCGTAAAGTCCGTCGCCGTGGAGCCTACATAGCCGCGATAGCCAATCACCGGGTTTGTGTTCGGCGCGGACACGTTCGTAACCACCGTGCGCGTCGTGGTCGATTTGGCCAGCACTTCAGCGGCGTCAACCTCCATGATGCAATCAGTGATCATAGTCGTTGCGAGGCCACCGGCGGGGAGCATTTTCAGGCCGTCAATCTCGGTGATCGACGCGTCTCCACTCTCAACAACCAGCGCAATCCTCGGGATAGCCGCATCCGAGACAATCGTGGTGTTTCGGGCGCAGGCGTACATCTCCGCATTGTCAACGACTTGCTGGAAGGCGAACACGCTGTGAGAGGCGCTGATCGGCGAAGTCGCGCCGCTTTTATAATACTCAACGTTCGCATCCAGCACGATGCCGCCGCCGTACTGGAAGTCAAAGTCCACCGAGCTTGTTCCAGACACACCGTTTGCCGCGTAACGCCGCACCGTCGGGCTATAAACAACCGTGTCGCCGCACTGGTCCTTATAGAGACGCGCTTGGCCATCCTCCATGATCGGGCCATAGATGCGGACCGAGCCGAGACGGCGGTTTTGGGCGTTCCCCGGCGGGGTGCCGTCGAGGAAGCCGAAGCACTTGATGCAATCCGCATCGCCCGAGCCGGGGCCGTAATAGACGCGGCGAACAACCGGCGAGTAAATCTCGACAGCGCCCTCAACGCCCGAAGTGGTGATGCCGCTGCACTCACCCGAGGCGTCGGAACGGGTCACGTCCTCCACGGTCGGGGATTGCATGATAACCCGCGCGTACCGGCCAAGAACGATGATGCCTGCCGCGACAGTGAAGGTAGCCGTGCCGGTAAGGTTTTTGACGGTGACCGGCGCGCTCAGAACAACCGTTCCGCCCTTCTCGTCAGCAGTATGGCGCAGCCAAACGCCCGCCGCCGCCTTGTCGTTGCAGTCGATCGTAAGGGTTCCACCGCCCGAGATGCTATGGCTTCGGACCGTAGTGCTTTCGGCGTAGAACACGCGGTTAAACGGCGTTGAACCGGCGTCAACGGTGATCGTCACGTCATCACGAAGGATGATATGCAGTTCCGCTCCGTTCACCGCCGAGGCGGGCGTGATCGGGCCGTCGATAGTATAAGCGCCGGAAAGCTCCACGGCCCGGCCATCCAGCATCGCAGCCGTGAAAGCCCGAAGAAGGGTAGCGGTCGTCACCGTGGGGGTGGTGAACGCTCCAAACTCACCGGAGTTGGGCTGGACAGGCGCTTGCCGCAGTTTGGTTTGGGCCGTCGTCAGAACCGCGCCGGTCCCCGCCTGCAAAAACCCGACATAGGACGAACCCGCAGACGTGCCGAAACCGGCCTGAATGTAGGCCAGCAAGGTTCCTGCCGTCGTGCGGCGAAGCGGCCCCGGCGTCCGGTACAGCGCCAGAACGTCCGCATCCACAACGGGAGCGGTTAGCGCGGTAAGCTCAGGATAGGTCTTGCGGGGAATGAGGGCCATTATGCGTATCCAGAAACCGAGATTACCGCCGGATTAACCGTGTTCCAATAGATGCGAACTGATCCGGTTGCGGTGTTGTCGTAAGAAGCCGCAGCCGCCGTGTAGTTCTTTTGAGTGCAGTTTACAGCGTAAGACATTGAGGGCAAGGCGTTGGTGAACGTCAAATCTGCATAGGCCAAACCCGCAGCCTCTGTGACGTTGGAAATACTGGCGACGTTCCAAGCAACATCAATGGTTGGTGTTGACCCGTTCACGCTAGTCGAGGTGATAATGCACCCAAATGAGCGGCCCGGCCCGTTTTGGAACGTCCCCGCGCCCGTCAGCACCTTATACTGATCGCCCGCTGCGGCGGCAGGGACAGCACCCTTAGTCCCCGCGACCGACTGCGTAGCACCCACAACCGCGTCTATCAGGGTCGTCGCCTGCGTTCCCGTCAGGTCTTCTACAGCGCCCGTTCCAGCCGTGACGCGACCCTTGAGACGGGCGGTGGCCACCGTCGCCAGCTTGGCGTTGGAAAACGACGCGTCAGGAACCGTGATGGTTCCAGAGAACGTCTGGTTTCCGGTGAATGTACCCGTTGCCGCAACCGTCAGGGTGTCACCCGGAGCGTTGCCAATCGTGCTGTTACCGTTGACCGTCAGGTTACCCGTCAGGGTAAGGTTGCCCGTGATCGACGGCGAGCCGGAGAAACTGACGCCAACCGGGAAGGTGACCGTGCTAGACGTAGAGGTAATCACCGCCACCCCACCAACCACAATCGCGATCTGGTCAGCAGCAGGGAAATAAACGCCCGTGTTAGGGTCGCTGATCGCCGCAATAGACGGGGTGGCCAGCAGGCCGTCAGAGACGGTGATGCCTTGAGCGAACGGAATGACCGTTGACGCCGTGGTCTGTCCGTCGCTGGCAAGCGATTGGCTGATCGCCGTGGACATATCCGAAAGCGTGGAGTTCCAGTCGTCCGACAAGATAGCCGTGTCAGGCGTTGCAGGGTTCCAAGTGTTTGAGGGGGGCGTGTAGCTCCCAGACCCGTTGCGCGGCATGGTTGTATTAGTCCTCCTGTCCAGCGCCGATAGCCGCGCCCGCACGGATGCGGTTAGCGCCTCGGGGACGATTGATTGCACGGGTCAGCCGTGCGTTGAATTCATCAGAGTTGGCGACAAGAAGGTCCGCCAGCGTTTCCGCGTTGCGTCGAGCAGTCCAATCATCAACCATGCCCGCAACCTTTCCGGGGATGCCGAGCGGGTTTGTGATGCCTTGCGCCAAGCCGCCCGCCGCGTTGCCGCCGCGAAGGTCTTGCAGCATTTGGGTATTGAACGACGTGTTAGACCCAGCAGGCTCACGCTGTCCGGTAGCCGCAAGGGCCTCGACCAGATCGCGAATATCGCGTGACGCCATCGGCGCGGCTGCGTCCACACCACCAAGCACTGTATCCCGCTGAAGCGGGTTGCCGAACGTCTGAGCCGCGAACTTGGCCCCTCCAAACGGATTAGCCCCGCCGATGTTGGACTGTCCCGCTTCCGCCGCTTGTTGAGCGAGAAACTGACGGACCAGCGGCCCCGGAACAGCGGGGTCAACTTCACCCATCAGCCGGAGAGCTTGAGCGGTTTCGGCAGCTTGGCCTTCAAACGGTTGCGAGGGGAACAAGCGGCTAGTCATAGCCCCAAGGTTCGGCGCGGCCTCCGACGTATCAGCAAGCGCGCCAATCGGACCTGCCTTAAGCGGGTCAATGAACGCTTCATTGATACCGCGCACCGTATCCCGCGCCATGCCGTAATCGGGCGACGCTTCGCGAGCCAAGGCGTCCGCAAGGGCCTGAGCCTCCCGACGTTGAGCCGCCCGCGTGTTGCTACCACCCACCCGCATGGAGTTAGGCGCAGCTTCATCCGCCATCGTATCGAGCTGCTTCACAACCTCATTGATGACGTTAAGGTCATTGTCGGGATTGGGATACATCCCGCCAAGTTCTGCCGCCAAGTCGTCTATTTCTTGGCGGTTATACACCGGCGGAGAGGTTGTTGCGGGACGGCCCGCCATGTCTGGCGCGTAATCCTTCGCGTCGATAACATACATTTCCAAATCATCAGCGCCACCCTCGGCAGCGCGAACCGTGCGGTGATTGCCATCGAAAATCAGATACTCGCCGTCCTCTCGCCGTACAGCCACCGGCCTGTCACCAAAGCCTGCGACTAGTTCGCCCGGCGAGTCTCCCCGGTCAAAACGTTCCCAGTCCATGTTGTTTTGCGTTCGGCGGGCACTAGCCAGCGGAACCCGCTCTATGCGGCTTGCCGCCCGCATTTGCTCAGGTGTTGGCGCATCAGGGAGAACAAGCGAGTTGGACGACGGAAGCCTGCGGCCCTCTAACGACACGCCTCTTTGCGGAGGAGACCGGGGGGCGAGAAGCGGCGCAAGTTCCTCGTCACCCCGAACGGCGCGAAGGGCGGCGGCAAACGACGGATTTTCCGTCAGTTGTTGGAACTGTTCAGGCGGGAGCGATTGACCCGGCAGGTTGCGATAGAACGGCCCCGCATCCTCATTCGCGCGACGGCGAAGGGTGTTGAGAACGCCTCCCGACGCCTCACGAACTTGTGGCGCAAGTCTGGACGGCTCAACGCTAGGGCCGATCTGGTCCAGAACGCCGCCGATAGCCTGCTCAACGCGAGCGGGACGAGCGGCCATCATGGGGGCAAGACGCGGACTAGCGCCCTCCACAACCCGTTGAACGCGGCCCATGCCGGTAGCGCCGCCCGTCACTTGTTGCAGAGCCTCCGCATTGGTCAGCGGGATAGGCGAGCGCGAACGCAACGCAGCGGCCATTGCTAGTTGATCGGGCGTCACGCCTTCCGCAGCGCCCCTAAGAACGTTGTCGCCGCCGGAACGAACGGCATTGACGCCGCCAACGCCAAGACCGCCACCGATGCCGCCGACAAGTCGCGCGAGCGTTTCCGCCGTGGTCCCTCGCTCGCCGCCCTCAAGCGCCCGCGCACCTTGTCCAGCCGTCTCGCTCGCCACCGCAGGCACAAGCCACGACGCGAGTTTCGCACCGACGCCACCGGGCGCGACCACACCGGGAAGGAACTCGCCAGCCGTGCGCGAGTATTCCCCCGCGATGCCCTGCGGCTGGTAATAGTCACGGCCCAAGCCCTCGCGGATTTGGTCATTCAGTTGCTCGCCTGTCGGGCCAACGATGCCGAAGCCCGGAAGGTTCTGGCCAACCTCGCCGCCAAGCATCTGGCCAATCGTTCCCTGCATTCCAGCAAGGCCAGTCAAGCCCTCGACAACGCCAGTCGGGAAGGATTTAACTACGTCTTCAACAGCGGATAGCGGGCGGGTATAAACACCGGGCGACTCCTCAACATCGCCAAGCCGCGTCGGAGCGTTTTGCGCGTCGTTTGGCAGTTGATAGACGGCTCCCTCGCGATTGACGACCCAAGCGCCTTTGCGGAGCATGTCAGCCGAGGGCCGCGCGTTTAGGTCAATCGGATTGGATTGTGTCGCACCGGGGCGCATTTCGGGATAGATGCCGTTATCGCCAGCATCGCCCAACGGAATCCACTCGCCGTTCTCAAACACGACAGTTTCGCCCGCTGCGTTCGTGGCGGTCGGAGCAGCCTCTGGCGGCGCGTCCAGAGGCACCCAAGCGCCATCCCGGAGAACAAGCGTCTCTCCGGTCGCAGGGTTCGTGGCTGTTACCTCTTGCGGCATTTAATCCAACTCAAAGCCGGGAGGGGGAGGGGGGACATTGCCAGAGCGGCGCGGTGCAGTCGGACGCAGGCGGTTTTGTTGCGGCGCAGGACGACGGCGCGGCGACTGGCTTGTCCCCACGACGTTAGACGGCTGCAAGCCGTATTGTTCAGCCATGCCGACAAAGTCGCTGACGCGGTTCTGATAGCTTTGCTCGTATGTCGCAAACTGACTACGGGCCGTGTTTGCAAACTCTACGCGCTGGTCAGGCGAAAGCCGCTCACCGGAAAGCGCGCGGTTATAGAGTTGCACGACACGGTCAGGAATGCCCGCCGTATTGGACGCCGTGGCGAACTCGCCCTCTCGAACAACCGAGCCGGGGTCAAGCGTCTTCATAAAACCGAAGATCAACGCAACATCGGACGCGCCCGAACGGTCGTTAGCTGCCGCCTCAACCTTGGCCAGACCCGAACGCGCCTCTCGGTAATCAGCCGTCAGCGTGTCAAACTCACGGCGTAGGTTACGCTCATTGGTGATGGCGTTTCCGCCCGCCGCCTGATCTTGCGGACCCCCCGCAATAGGCTGCAAACGACCGCCCGCAGCCTCGAAACCTTCCGGCGGTTCGTCGATGATGCTCAAGCGTCCGGTCGGGTCGCGCTGGCCAAGCGTTCCCGCCCGCGTTCCTTGCGGGTTGAACTCGTCTCTTGTCCGCGCAATCTCGGGGATTCCGTCAGCGAACACCGGTCTCGGGGGCGATACCCCAGCGGGGTCAATGTAGTGTGGAACACCGTTGACCATCTGGATTTCTTGACGTTCGGCGGCGGGATTGTTCATCCGCTGCCTGATCGTGGCCCACTCTTGTTGCGCCCACGCCAGTTGGCCTGCGTCACCGCTAGTAGCCGCCTCTCTAATGGCGGCGAGTTCTCCCGGCGTCGCGCCAAGCGGATTAGACGGTTGAGGGGCTGACATAGGCGCGGGAGCGGGCATAGCGCCTTGAGGCGGGAGCGGTGCGCCTTGAACCTCCGCAGCCGGAGCAATCGGAGCGGCTTGGGGAATCTGCGTGTTGGTCACCGGAGGCGGGACCAGAACGTCAGCCAAGGCCGCGCCCGGTGCGGGAGAAGCCGAAGGAAGAGGCGGGAGGCCAGCCAAGAGCGTATCACGCTGCGAATCCATCTGCGCCGCGCGCTCTTCCCGAACCTGACGATCAGCCCGGTTAGCCCCAAACTGCGTAATGCCTTGACCAAGCAAGCGGGCCGCAAGCTCGCCATAACCACCCGTGATTTGGGTCGGTTGGCGTTGTTCTTCCAGCAGTTTGGCAAGCATAGCCGAACGGCGAATAGCCGGGCTTTCAAGCGGTTGCGGTGCGGGCATGGGAGCGCGGGCCATTAGTTCCCTCTCAGTCCCCAAGCGCCAAGGCCAGCCGAGCCGAGCGAGAACAGACCGCTCATAAGGCCCTGTTGCTGATTGACCCTCGACTGATAGTTTTGGTTCTGCTGATTCAGGCTCATCGCGTTAGCGCCCAGAACATCCGTCTGGCCTACCGCTGTCGGGGTGTATTGGATACCCTGCGGCATACCGACTTGACCCGTGCCTAGCAGGGCTTGCAGTTGGGCAAGCGGCTGGTTTTGGATATACGCCCGCTCTTGAAGGCCCTGCGTCCGCGCCTGATTACCGAATGTCCCACCGGCAATAGCCTGCTGAATCGCGCGAGATTGCTCATCACCACCGGCCTGAATGGCGCGGGAGCGTGCGTCACCGTAAGCGTCATTCCGGTCTCTAGCAAAATCCTGTCGCAGATTGCGTGTTGCTTCGCTATTCGCGCCAAGACCTTGAGCGGCCAAACGTGCATCTTGAGACCGTTCCGCCCGTTCAAACTGCGGGTCCAGTCGGCGTGTCTGACTATCATAGACCGAGTCCTCAAACCGTTGACGGTCAAAGTCGGGCGCGTTGAATCCTTGCAGACCCGGAAGGCCCTCAGTGTTCAAGCCTTGGCCTAGCGCGTCATTCACGCGGCCAAGCTGCTGCCCCGCCGTATCCAGCGCACCACCATACACCGACGTTGAGCGGTCATAGTTCTGCTGCTCACCGGGAGAAAGCATCGTCTCTTGACGGTACCCGCCGGGCGCAGACGGGTCGGCCACATACCGAACGGAGCCTTGCGGCCCGCTGGTGTTGACCATGTTTAGCCGCTGTTGCTCTTGAGCCGTGCGGGTGTTCGCCGCGCCCTGAGCGTTGGCCAGTTGGACGGGGTCAGGGGCTGCGGGGGGCCTCGGCTTGGACACTCACGCGCTCCTTGTTGAAACGGTGGTCGCGCCACTCGCTTTCGAGGAGACCGGAGATGATGCAGTCGTCATCACCATAACCACGCCGGATAGTCCCCTCATGTTTGAAACCAAACTTTGAGAGAAACTGGCGAGCGCGACGCAACTTCTTCGGCGTCAGGCTGGTGATTCTCGCCGCTCCTAGCTGATAGAACGGATAATGAAGGATAGCCGTCACAAGGCGAGGCGTCAACCAATCGGGGCGGATAGAGGCAAAGCTAACCTCTATGTTGCGGTATTGAGGCTGGTACGAGTTGAAAACCACGCCACCCACGAGATTATCGTGCTTATCGACCACCCCGATAGCCTCGCATGGCCCCCAATCCAGTCCATGTCCGATCTGGTCCGCTACCCATTGAGCGACGAGAGGGGAGAACGGGCCGGAGACTAGCCTCAAAGCTGTCCGCCCGTCTGGTTCTGGTACTTCACGTTGAAGGCGATAATCTCGACAGCGGCATTCGTGTTACGCGCGGCTTGGACGGCTACAATCCCATCCTCCTCATAGGCCACCACGTCGTCATCATCGACGGCAAGGTCAGTGTAAAGCACCGGCGAAGGCTGAACCCGCAAGCGCACCGCGCCGCAGTAGCCAATCCCCGTAACGCTCGTCCAGCTATCCCGCGTCTGGACCGATGGCGACCACAAGGCCACGTCCCAAAGGCCCGTATCCCACTGACCGCCGGTGACGGTGATCGACGTAGGAACGGCAGTCGGGACGCGCTCCTTGAAGTCCGTAATGACCTCAACGGCAGGGGCGATGTTGCTCGCAATCCTCAGAATGGGTTGCAGCATTTCAAACTTTTTCAGGTCGCCGCGCGAGCCGAAGTAGTTAAACGCCGTCTTGATGTCGCCCGTGATACCCGTCGTGTTGTCCGCATACCCCGTGTCCCAAAGCCCGACATAGTCCGACGCCCCGAAGTACATTTGGTCATTCGCGACAGCCCAGCAGAAGGCGTCAATGCCCGTAAACCGGCACCATGCGCCCGTCTGGACGTTCTGGACGTATTGTTCCGACCGGGACAGGCTCGCCGTAGGGACGTTAAAGATGGCCAGCGTGCCCTTCGTATAGAGCGCACCTTCCCATCCGAAGTTGCCACGATACCGCTGTGTTGCCTGCTGAAAGGCGTTCTGGATGCGCTGCGTCAGGGCCACGAGGTTCTCTTGCGCCCGGTCCAGCTTTAGGGCTTGCGAGAGAGGGACAACGCCGTCAGTCGTCAGCAGGACAAGGTCCGAGCCGTACTTGATGAGCGACCGGCGCGAGAGGGGCAGGCCAAGGTCATACACCCCAACCAACGCCCAATTGTTCGCATCCGAGGGGTCTAGCCCCTGATAGACAGCCACCTGACCTTGCGTGGTTACGAACACCGCCAGATCGTCCGCACCAGAACCGCCGTCCAGCGTCCAAGTGGCTTGGCAGATGATCGACCCCCCCTTGTCGAAAATCGGGCCAAGGTCCAACAGGTTCGCATCGCCCTGAATCGCGAACGGCTCAAGAAACCAGATGCGCAGGCTGTTTTCCTGCACGAAGAACAAGCGGCCCTTATGGTCCATCACGTCAACCAACGTGCGCGGGTCCAGCGTAATGACCCCCGCCGTCCCGGTGATGACCGTATCGGCAAACGCCGTGCCGTTGTAATAGATCGGGGAGACTGCACCGTTAGCCGCAATCAGGAACGTCCCCGCGTCATTGGCGAAGTTGATCGACTGCCATCGCGCATTGCCCGCGCCTGTATAGACCTCGACCGGCGTATCATTCTGGTTCGTCACGTCATAGATCGACCCGCCGCAAGCCGCGAAAATGTCGTCCGCTACCGAGACGGTTCCGCCGCGCCAGACCATCAACGTCTCAACCGGAAGCGGGAGACCCTCTTGCCACGGCACGAACCCCTTACGCAGTTCCACATAACCGGCGCGGGGGATGAAGTTGTCGAGGATGACCGCATTCTCCGGCGGCATATTGGCCAGCGGGGATTGAGCATCCCACCCACCAACCGGAGCAGGAACGGCCCGACCGACGGAAACCCGCTGCTGATACGAACCCCGGATAGGCTGGCGACCGTAACGTTGTGCTGCCTGCCTCATAGCGCGACCCATGCTCCCGAACGGTTCTGATAGCCTTGCGAGCCGATGTAGAACAACCGTCCTTCGGGAGACAAATCGGCAGACGGCAAAGCCGACCCATAGCCGGGGCTATAGGCGGCAAACAACGCATTAAGCCGCTTGCGCTGCGTCTCTTGGTTTTTCGTGTCGGAGATGGTGAGGAACAACATCATGCGTGGGCCTCCGCCCTGCGCGGCTGAATGCCCCAAAGTTTTGCTTCGACAGCAAGACGCGCCTCGTTTGCTTCTTCTGCCGTGTCAAAGCGTCCGATATTCGTCTTCACGTAATTCACGTAAATGCTGGCGGCCCACTTCTTCTTGTACTTTGGCACGTAGCAGACCCCCATATACCCCGATGTGTTGTTGGACCTGACTCCGCTTAGGTTATGCGCGTTTTTTAGTCGCGTGACCGTTCTAAGATTGCAGCGCCTGTTGTCTGTGCCATCGCCGTTCATGTGGTCAACAACCTTGTCGCTCAGGTCCAGACCCATACGCTCCGCTATGATGCGGTGCATTAAGAGCGTCTTTTTTGCCTTCCGGCCACCGACACACCGAACGGCATACGCCGTCTTTTTGGTTTTAAGCGTTGACCACTTCACGTCCGCTAGGTCAGCGTCGCAATCATCCACCTTCGCAACATAGCCGCGCGTGAGTGTAATCACGGTCATCCGGGAAAATTTCCTAATTGAATGTTGGTTGGCCAACCATAGTAATTTCCGCCGGTTGAGTCGATTACGGTGTTTCCACCGTCTCTTGCCATCCGCTGGTTTCTTTCGGTCATATAGCTTCGATAGTCTTCTGAGTAATCCAACCCCTTGGACTTCAGGAAGCGCCACCGGATGCCAAGCGGGAATAGCTTGTCGTCCAGATAGGTTTCATCCGTGTCCGCTAGGAACTCTTGCTGCGGGACACCTAGAGCCGACTTCGCCCAATATTTCGTGATGTACTCGTAAGCGATCTCTTGGCCAGCCGGAGGCGTCGGCGTCACAAGAAACTGCCCGTCACGCTCAACGAACGCGAGGAACACGCGATTGAGTTGGGGCTGCGCTTGGATAGCCTGCCACTCTTGCGGAGTGATCGGGCCATAGATGTAGCGCATGGTCGTTCGGTTGAAGAACGAGTTAGCGATGAAGTGGTCAAAATCAGACGGCAATGCGCTGGACTGGACGGCGCTCGCGACCGTGTCGAACAAGTGCTGACGGCGCATGATCTGCCAGTCATACGCCCCCGCTAGTTCGTCGCCCTCCTCATTGGCCAGCGCGAGAAGCTGCTGCACCTGAATATCTGTCGATTCCACAACCTCTGTCGGGAGCGGAAGCGAGAGGAGGCGGCAAGAGCGGCGAATGATTCCGAGCAAATCCACGGCTTAGACCTTTGGCGGGCGTCCGCGCTTTTTAGGCGTCGGAGGGGTTTCGTAATCCGCAGGGACTTGTTTGTGCTCGTCGCTTACGGGTCTGATAGAGCCTCCGGGTCCGTCCACCCCGTCGTGATCGAAGGCTTCAACCGGCGCATGGTTGAAAGCCTCTTTCAGATACATATCATATTCCGCGCCGTGTGCCTTCTTGTCTGCGTCAGTCGCAACACGCGGGCCGATGACCGACGAAGAGTCCGCCTGATAGCGGAACATGAGGAACTTGCCTTCTTTGTAGAAGGTAGCGCCGGGCTTATACATCACGTCTCGTTCCAGACCGCTCATGGCTTCCATCCTCTTGAGTTGTGGTTTTTCGGAAACCGCACCGGCGCGCCGGAAACCAATTTCCAGTCCACATGATAACCCGTGGTTTTGCCGTTTTCCAAAAGCGCAGTCGTCCCCATAAAACTGAACCCGCCCCTGAACAACTCGTCAAAAATAGTGATTTTGACGTAAGGGTCTCCCCACGCATCGTAACGAACTGGAAGCGTTATATACGCCGCCGGAGTAATGGTCCGCCGTAACTGAACCCGGCTCACGCCGCTACGTCCTGTTTTTTGGCCTCAAGAGCGAGCGCCAGTTTATCCTCAAGCTCACGAATCCGCTGCGTCATTTCAGCCATCGGCTTTTCAGCGTCGGTCTGCTCAATGAACCGCTGAGCCTTCGCACGGAGGGCATGACCACCCATCGGGACGCACTTGGCCAGTTGGCTATCAGACAGGCCCGCAAGCTGCTCAACGGTGCGGATATGGACGCTGTTAAGCTCAATCACCTGACTGCGGCCAATGCCAGCCCATTCGTCCAGCGGCGTACCGCTTTCCGGGGCTTCCATGTTGGCTTTGAACGCGGCGTATTTGGTAGGCCAGCGGTCGCGGTGTTCGTCCTTCACGGCCACGTCAACGATATTCTTGTTATCGCCCGGCACGATCAGTTCGACGTACTCAACGTCATTCCAGACCTCGCGGCCTTCCTTCTCCGACAGGAAGTTGTTGCGGACCGGCTTGATGTGGAAGCGGGGGATAACCCGGTCCCGTCCGTCTGGCGCTACGTAATCCATCATATCCTCCAATACACCGAGTCATTGCCAATCCGCATCTTGCGGGTATAGCCGGGCAAGTCCGCCTTCGGACCCAGCCCCTTCTCTTCGAGCACTATGATAGGCGAAAACTTCTCGATTGTCGCCATAGCGCCTTTGATGGCGTCAGCCTCCGCGCCTTCAATGTCGAGCCAGATCAAATCGCATTGGTCGAGGTTGAGGCCGTCAATGGTCAGAACCGGAACCGCAGTCCCCGGAAGCGTCTTGTGCGAACCGCAGTTGTCCTTGTCGATGCGGAGGACGCCACAAGTTCCGACCTCGGGCCCGAGCGCGGCGTAATAGGTCGTCACGTTCGCAAGCGTGACGTTCGCCACCAAGCAATCAAGGTTGTCCGTGTCAGGCTCAAACGTGATGACCCGATCAAACACCTTGGCCAGCGCGAGGGGATAGACGCCGACATTCCCGCCAGCTTGGACGCAAACACGCTTTTCCTTCACCAACGGCAGGACGACAGGCATAGCCGCCGCGCACTCAGTCACCACCGCAGCACGGCAGCGCACGTCGAAATCAGGCCACCAAAGACCGTCTATCTGTTTCACTTTGCAAATCCCCGCTCGTCATACAGATGACGGTTAGCGTCCACCGGGGCATAGAAATCCGGGGCGTCCAGAAGCAGCAATACCCGATCAGCCTCCGTCAGCCGCTCGGGATACCATTTGAGCGTCGCCCACGCCTTGCGCCGGTCGTTGCCGTTCCGCTCGTTGTATTGGCTGCTCATCGGTTGGCGTCCATGTAGATCGCGACAACGGCCAGCCAGCACAGCCAAATGGCGAGCAATGCGAGAACCCAAATCATATTAACCACCCCCACGTCTTCCCCCTTGTAAGCATCCCAACATTAGAAATGCCTACCCCGTATTCCGCCGAAAGCATTTTTAACGTTTTTCCCGCCAGTCTTTTCGCACGAATCTCCCGCACTTGCGCCTCAGTAAGCTTGGCGCAATGGTGCTTTATCCCCCTTGCGGTTCTTCCTTTTGCCTTGGCGTCTCGGTTGTTGTCTCCCCTTGTCCCTGCCGCCAAATGGTCAGGGTTCACGCAGGCGGGAGTGTCGCATTTGTGCATAACGCACTGCCCCGGAAGAAGGGGGCCGTGGTGGGCCTCATAGGCCACTCGGTGGGCCAAAAACGGCACCCGCAAATGGTTCAAAACCCCATACCCTCGATTTTGAAGCCGTCCGGTCCAAATCCAACAGCCTGACGCTTGGTCAACCTTATATCGCTGCGCCACACGGTGCTGCATTGAAGGAAACTTACGAGGCATTTAGCAATCTTCCCATATCAGGCACGAGTCCGCGCCCGTGAGCAATCACCTTAACACCTCTTTCCCTTAGATACAAAACAGACTGCTGCCACTCCATCGCCTGTCTAATCATCCACCGAGCGCAAGTGTACGTCTTGTCAGCCATGACGACCTCTTGCGTAGGCTCGCCGTCATTCAAGGCCTGCCCGTAAGCGTGGTGAGCGCCGTCGTGATAGCAACTGTCGAAGCCGTACAGGTGGATCTTCTTGTAACCCGACAGCCACGCCAGATTGATCGCGCGAAGGCCCACAGTACCGCCCCCCGGCACTAGAACGCATGGCCGCTGGTCGGGGCCATCGTCAAACCAAGGCTGGATGATTTCCATAAGCTCAGAGCCGGAACCCATCGCGTTGTGCCACAGAACAACATCATGCCCCGAAAGCGCATCAAACACGCACGGATGAACCTGCGAAGCGAGGAAGTAGCGCACGGACTTAGGCGCATCCTCGACCATGTGCAGGTTTTCTTCCCGCGCATCCAACATGACATGAGCGTCAGGCGTGACCCCTCGTTCCGTCAGATACCGCAGGGCGTTGTTCACCGTGATGACCTTCAAGCCGCGCTTGCGGTGGTCTTTGATCTGGCGAAGGTTATCCTTCATGGACGGTCCGCCGCCGACGATGATGCAGCCCTTGGATTGCTCTCCGAAGCCAGAGAACCACGGCAGATCACGCTCCACATTCGCCCTGACGTTGGCATAGGCGAAGTCATGGGTGACGTTCATGCCCTTTAGCTCAGGGAACGCCGTATAGCCTCCGACTTTCCAGACGCCCGGAACCCAGCCTTGATCGACTTCTGACGGCTTGGGAGCGCCGTGGAAGATGACCGCCTTACACGACTCGGGAGGCCATGCGACGGCGTCACGGTAGGAGATAAACCAGCCGTCAGGGAACACGTCCCACGCGCTGACTTGGCTTATCCATTCTTGATCGCCGCCGTTGATCTGGCCAGCGGGGAGAAGGCCCTTAAGGCTCTCCGTAGGCCGGTCGATTACGTCTGGTGTGAAACGCTCCCAAATGTCCCGATGTTCGCCATGACGCCAGCGCATCACAGACGAGTTGTGGCAGGGCCAATGCCAGTCCCGGATGATGCCATGCGGAAGACCCTCAAGGCGACCCGTCACGCATACGTCTAGGTCCATGTACAGGATTTCATCGCCTATCTCCCAAGGCATATCCGGCGAGAACAAGTCGATCTTTTGCCACCAGCCGGGCAAGTCGGGACTATGCGGAATAGCCGTGATGCCTTCGGGAAGGCTCTCAGGGTCGTCCGTCAGACACCAATGACGCGCTTCCTCGGCTAGATGCCTAGCGATTCCGTCGTGAAGGCGCTCTACGTACTCGGGGCCGTATTTTGTCCCGACGCGGACGCTGACGACGTTAATCATTTGGGCTTCACCTTGCCGAGTCCGTAATGCTTTCGGAACTGAGCGACCAAAGCGTCCACAAACTCTGCCGCGTTGTCCGGATTAGCCGCCAAGGCTTCCTTGCCAGCTTTCACCGCTGCTTCCGCAATATGGTCAGGGACCGGGTGTCTAGCGCAGGCGAGCCGCACACATTCTTCAACGTCAATCATGTTGCCAAGCCCTTCGCGGCTGGATTCCCCAAAACTCTTTTTCGGCTTTCAATCTCGCTTCCACAGCTTCCTCTTTGGTTTTGAAACGGCCCAGCCGTATCCATTTTCCCTCAAACCCGATTTGAGCCTCCCATCGGTTCGCTTCCCATCGAACACCCGGAACGCCAGATTTATTGGCTTTAGACACGCCGGATTGGTTTCGGACGCTTTCGCCCCGCGTCGCAATCCGTATGTTTTCACGGCGGTTGTCCAGCGTATCGCCGTTGATGTGGTCCACTACGCCGCTCGAAAGGTCTAACCCCATCCGCAATGCAACGGCGCGGTGAAGGTACTCCCACGCCTTTTTGCCGCCGCCTATCCGCCAATACCGGACGACATACGGGCTATTGTTTCTGGCTGGCTGGTTTGTCCGCCATGGGTAGCAGGCCAAATCCGCATCCAAAACGCTGACTTGCGTTTGAAGGCCAGCGCCAAAAGGCTTTAGGTCAATCTTCATGGCAACAAACCTACTACACGTTTAGCGCAATAGAAAGCCCCGCCAGCGTGAGCCAACGGGGCCTTCCATCATTCCGACGCGTGGAGGCGCGCCAGTCAGTCTTAGATCGCGGTGCGCTGGCTCCACGCGTATTGGCCAGCGGTCAGACCGCCACCAATAGCAAGCGACCAGCCAGCGGAGCCGGAGTCGGACGAAGCCGAGCCAGCAGCGCCAACCTTGATGGTTGCGGTCGAGCCGAGAGCTTCCGAAGCGCGAACGTAGATGTGTTCGCGCCCGTTGTTGCCATTCAGCAGGGTAAGCGGGGCAAATGCCGGGGTCGAGCTTTTCGCACCCAGATCAACACCAGCCAGCGGAGTGACCGAAAAAATGGTCGTCGCAGAAGTCGCCATGAGATTTCTCCTTTATCTGGCTTCTAGGTTTGGAACAGAACGCCTTGGAGGAACGCGTTCGAGAGGGTGAGATTCCCCGCCCAGACGATCGGCTTCACCATGGCGTCTTGGTTGATCGAACGGACTTCTTCCAGCGGGACCATGTTGCGGTCCTTGTGAGGACGCCAGTGGATGTAGCCGGTGTTCAGCATATACATGTGGTTGGCCGGGCAAGCCCCGCCGTAACCACCGTCGAACACCACGTCCGTCCCCTTGTACTTCAGCGAGACATAGCCCGCATCCGCTTCGTTGGGGTTGGTGACGCGCTGAATGTCCTGAAGCGCCGACTCGTAGAAGCCGAAGTAGTTGTCATCGCACAGGATAAGGTCAGGCTTGTCCGTACCGCGCGAGCACTGGCGATACAGGGTGTTCATGAACCGGACGATGTTGGCAGCCGAAGCCGCCGAACCGCCGTCAGTCGTGGCCGAGAACTTCTGGTTTTGCCAGAACGACCAAGTTGCACGGTTGATGCCGCCAACAGTGCCGGTGGTCGGGTCATCAGCGACGAGAAGTTGAAGGCCACCGATCTGCTTGCCGCCCGAGGCCGTACCATTCGAGTACAGGTCTTCAGCCACACCGTTCTGCATGGTTTTCTCGGCGTTCTTGATGCGCGAGGCCAGCAGGTCGATGATAGCGTCAACGCCGGAGTTTTGCAGTTGCTCCAGACCGCTCATGGTCACGTTGACGGCGATTTGCTTCCAGTCGAACTCAGCAGCCGTAAACACGTCGCTAGGCGAGATGTTCAGGACTTCGTAGCCCGAGTAACGCTGGTAAGTGACGTTCTCGGCGTACTCAAGCTCTTGCAGGATGGTGCGACCGCCGGAGACCGGCTTGATCGTACCGCGACGGTTCATGCGCGACAGAATCGCGTTGTTGTTGGTGACGTTGTCCGCCAGCTTGCCCGTGCGATTGCGCAGGGTAGTGGTGGCGATTTCCGAGACATTCGGGGATGCCATCTAATCTTCTCCTAGGCCGTACCGGCGACTTCCTCAAAAGCCGCGCGAATATCGTCCTCAATGGTGCCGTTGGATTTGGGAATCGGGGGTTTTCCCGGTGACCCGGTGACGCTGACAGCCGCCCGTCTCGCTTGCGCCGCCTTGTCCTGCACCGGAGCCGCCTGCACCTGCGTCGTTTGCAGGAACGGACGAATATCCGGCCTCATCCAACAAGCCATCTCGTAGGCTTCCGGCAAATCCTTTGCCCTGCCTTCCCGAAGAAGAACCGCCATATCAGGGCGGACATTCTCGGCATACAGGTTCGCGGGGTCAGCGAAGAAGGCCTCGACTTGGCTTACGATAGGCGCGGTCTGCGCCGTCTGGACTTGGCTTTGCAGTTCAAGAAGCTGTTGCTTCAGGTTGGCAATCTCGGGATGGCTGTCCGGTGCGGGCTGGGCCGATTGAGGCTGTCCCTGCGGCTGGGCCGAAAGATTCGCGATGTTGACGCCATACGAACGGGCTAGAAACTCAAGACCCTGCTTAGGGTCACGCTCCAACAAATCCTGAGCCGCAAGCAGCGTCTTGATTGCCGAAGCCTCATCCATCCCCTGAGCCGCCCAAAGAGCACGGCGCGGGGCAATGAGTTGTTCCAGCGGTTCGTACCGCTTCACTTCCTCTGACTTGCGCCGCAGTCCGTGGTCGATTTCTTGCTCTCGCTTTGCAACGGCCTGTTGCACTTCGGGAGGAAGCTTATCGAACGTGGCCTTAGCCGCAGGTGACCATGAAGCCGGGGCGCGGATGGCGAGCTTTACAGCAGGGTCCGCGACTGCCTCCGAGGGCTGGTCGGTAGTATCTTGCACCGTTTCCGGCTGCTTGGCAATAAACTTGCCGTCAGGGCCGCGCTCGCGCCCGTCCGCAGCCTTCTCGGTGTCATCTTGGGTCGTTTCGGCCTCGGTAATGACCGCATCGTCCGCAACCACCACTTCCTCAACCGGGGTCGGGTCCGGCTCTGGCGCATTGCCGCTCACCTCAGCCATTGCCGCCCGAATGTCGTCTTCCATGTCGCTCATAGTCTGGCCTCCACCTGCTCTATAGCCGTCTTGATGTCTTGCTTAAGCTCACGGTCCGACAGCGTTGGCCGTGGCTTGGGGGTCAGCTTCTCATTGCCGACAATCTCGCAGCCCGCATCCTTGACGCCGCGCTCGTAAGCTGACCGGCTGTCATAGATCAGGCCGTTCGCGTGATTCATGATCGGGGACATACCGTCCGCCCTGATCGCGGGCATAGGCAGATCAGATCGGGCCTTGCGGAACTGCTCTAGGCAATCACGCGGCCATTCGGAGACCTCATGCATATCTCCGCAAGAGCGACAGATGCGATAGGTGGCGCGGCTCATGTATCGAGCGTTCCCAAGCTGGACCAGTTGTAAAAGCTCTTGCTGTCCGCGAACGCCTGCATGGCCTCGGTGAGATTGGTGTAGTTGGCAGTCAGGCGGGCGTTAATGAACCGCAGTTGCCGCTCATTGAACGTTCCAGCCGGAACGCCCTCCGCATCGAACAGACGCAACAGGTCTTCATTGTAGTTCGACGCCGTGGGGAACAGGCTCAGGTCATACGCGCTGGCCTGCCGCTTGCCCTGTTGCGTCTTTTCCAGCGTAGGCATTACGCGCTCCCTTGAGGCGTCGGGTCACGGGCAAGCGCGGCAGCCTTCACTTGCAACTCCTGCCCCTTGAGTTGAAGCTCAGCCGCGCCAAGCTGGCCTTCCATTTGCGTCCTCTGTTGCTCGATTTGAGCCTGCATCTGTGCCGTTTGAGACTTCATCTGCTCAACCTGAACGGCGGTCTCGTCAGGCGGTGGCGGACCCGGAGGCTGTGCGGGCGGTTGCGCCTCGGCAGTCTCAAACACCTTGTCGATCACGTCTTCCATCTGGCGAGAGACGTTGAACGTGCGAGCGCCTTGCTTGAGGATTTCAGCGAAGAGCGGGGCCGTGTAAGGCGCGGTCGGGACGATACCAGCCGCAGCCGTCATCAGACCCACCACAGCGCCCGTGAACTCCGTAAATGCCGCCTTCGCCGCGTTCTCGTCAGGCTCGACCGTGCTATCCGTCTCAACATCAATGCGGAACGAACGCAGCGCATCGTTCTTGAGCAAGCCTTGGACTTCCTCCCACGTCGGCTGGCTCATCAGTTCAAGCATTTCAGGCGGCGGCTCAATGCCCGGCGGGATAGGCAACTGTTGCGCCTTGGCCTGCTCGATCATCGGCATGATTTGCTCGATCTGCTGCTTCTCGGCTTGCGTCAGCAGTTTGACGTTCGTCATCACCTTCAGCGTCTCAATGCTGAATTGCTCGGCGATGATTTCAGCCTTCAAGCGGATGGCGTCACGGGCGAACCGCTGCAACTCCCGCTGACGGTCACGAACCCGCAAGCTACCCCATTGGCCCTTCAGCCGCTGCGCCGTCGCTGTTTCGTTCGGGTTGCTCTCACCCCGGATGATGTCTGACAGGCCGGTGATCTGGTAGATGTCATTCAGGATTTGCGCGCGGGTCTCAAAGCACCCCTTGAGCACCTGAATGACCATATCGACCGGAACCCACTCGATCAGGCCCTTAACCCCGCCCTTCTCTTTCCAGAGATCGAACGTGTCGATTGGGATGAGCTTGTTCTCATTGCCCGGCGAGAACACCAGTTGAAGCTCACGGTTGGCCTCGCCCGCATAGACACCCACCATCCGCAGGGCTTCTTGTAGTTTGCCAATCCGGCCCGTCAGGTCGTCCAGTTCCTCGGCTTGGTCCTGATACATCACGTAATCCGCCACCGGAATAGTGCTGTCATTGGCCGTCGTGGCGTTCAGCGGGCTAGGGCAAGGGAAGAACTCACGCAGGTTAAGCGGGTCTTCACGCTCATCCAGAACGCCGCTCGTAACGCCCTTGCAGACCCAGAACGCCCGCTTGCTCGGCTTGTCCCAAATCTCATAGACCTCGCCCGTCTGATTGGCTTGGCGCTGTGCATCAGGTGCAGCATCAGCCCCGGTCAGCAGGCCAGTCGAGGTTGACGTGATCGGAACCAGCTTGGCCTTCTCCTTGCCGAACCGCGCCGTAAGCTCTTCCTTCGTCATGTAGACGCGGCGAGCCACCCAACGGACCTCAGCCCACTCTCGGGACGGGTTGGTCAGGAAGTCCTTCCAAGCGACGTGGTCACACTGGACCTCTTCGTAAACGACTTCCTCGGTCTCTCCGGGGCCTTCAATCTCGCCCGTCTCGGTGTCGTCCGCGTCTTGCTCACCCTCGCCAAGCTCCGGGTCTTGCTCGGCGTTGAGCGTCTTCATGTGCGGAATGTAGCGGACCCACACCTGACCACGGCCCGGCAGCAGATAGTCCAGCACGCATAGCTTCAAGCGCCCATCGAAGTCGTACTGATCGAGGCTGAAGCCCAAGGCCCGCTCAAGTACGTCCGAGGCCACCTTGCCTACCGGGTCTTCATCCCGATAGCGGCGATCAACCATCGGCTTAGGCTGCTTGGCGTAGATGGCAGGCTGTAGCGTCTGCACATTGGACCACAGCACGGCAAAGCGCCGACGATTGGCATTGACGCTCAGTCGCCCGCCATCACGGTTGCGGTTCTCATTCTTGTATCGGCGCACGATAACGTCGCCAGCCTTCCACCACGGCTGCAACTCACGCTCGGCCAAGTTAATCTCGTCAATCCATTTGGTGACGAGGTTTACAGCCTCTTGATTATCGGGTTCGGTGGTCAGTTCAACGGCCATGGGTTAGCAAATCGTCTGCGTGATCGGGATCGTCTGCGTATCACGGTGCCTATACAGGTCATACAGGCCCGCCCCTGCCGTCAGCGGAGGCGTCACCTTGACGAATACCGTCTTCAAATGGTCCTGAATCGACTGCCATTGCTCCGCAGTCGGAGGCGTTCCCCCGGTCAGTTCGGAGAAGCCTTGCAGCCAATAGGCAAATTGCTCTGTGGTCATGGCCCCTCGCAAGCGTTAGCGGGACAATAACTTGCGCGAGACGGCTTGTCGAGGGAACGTCTATGCCCTCTCATATCCCACATGGACCGGCTGATTAGCCAGCAGATCATCCCATGTCATGTCTTGAACGCCTTTGATCGGCTCGGCAGGCTTCACAATCTCGACCGGCAGTTCCTTATAGCTCATAGCTAGATACCGCTCCGCATCAGCCCCGTGAGAGGCCCAATCATGCAGCGGCTTGTCCTTCCACACACCCCGGTCCTCATCCCATTCCTTGCGGTAGTTACGCAGGCACTTGATACCCTCCGCGCACTCTTCCTCATCGAACACGCTGATTGCCAGCAACTCGCGCACCGCATTGATTCCATCCTCTACGCTGGATAGCGGGACCATCTTTGTGTTCTTGAACTCGCCGGTGAACTGCTCAATGCGGGTAAGGCCGGTTCCCCACTCCTTCACCCGCACGTCATGAGGCATGAAGTTGCGGCCCATAACCCAGCCCATCGCCTCGAACTTCTCACGCATGAACTTGACGATGTACGGCATCCCCTCACCCGTGCAGGACCAGAAGCCAACGTGCCTAACCTGCCCCGGCAATATCTGGAAGAACCAGATAGCGTGTCTATCACCCACGCCGATGTCGTGCACCGCGTTGACCGGGTAGCCCTCGACCGCCTTGAACGAGCCTATGCGCTGTTCACTGTCAGCCTTGGCCATTTGCTCGGCGTAATACGCACCCTCGACACTGGCCTCGAATGCCTCTTCAGGCGTGGACGGATACTCGCGCTTCATATCAGCACCCTGAATCTCGGCCTTCTTCGCGTACCATGCCTCTTTGCGAGGATTGAGCGCGACACCTTGGTCCCTCAGCTTGTCGAAATAGATGCGCATGGGCGCGGTAATGACCACGTCAGACGGGTCCATCTCATACGCAGGCTCACGCCACCACGAATAGAAATGAAAGCGCCAGTCTAGCTCAGTGTCTGTCACGCCTTGCCGCTTACGGGCTTGAGCCGCCTGACACATGTCGTAGAACTTGCCCTCCTGCCCCTCAGCCGTGCTTTCAATGAAAGCGATCTGCCCGGCCTGTAGCGTGTTGAGCGCGCCAGTGACGATCTCTCGCGCCTTGTGGGGCATCTTGGCGCAAATCTTGCCGAACTCGGAGATGTGCAAGAACTGAAGCGTGCCAGACCGTAGCGACGTGCCGACGCGAATCACGCTGTTGTTCGCCAACTCAAGCTCGGTGGTGTTGTTCTTCCTGATCGGGTTCGCCGCCTTGATCTGGTCGGGCAGGTTGTCATACGGGAACTTGATCTTGTCCCGAAAGATGACCGTCGCATCATCCAGCGTGTGCGCAATCACCCCGCACCGCGTGTCCGGGTAGAACACGGCCATATCCAGCATATAAATCTGGATGAACGTCGTGAACCCGAGCTGCCGGGCCTTCAGGATGATGTTGAGGTAGTGCAACTCATCCAGCAACTCGGCCTGAGCCCAGTTCATCTGGAACTTGACGCGCTTACCCTCTTTGTCCGTGATCCAGTAGAGGTTGTTCAGACGCCAGCGCTGGTCGGTGAAGCAGTCAAGAACTTGGGCGGGGACGGCCATTGTTGCTCACCGCCTCCATCAGCGCCATGAATGGGTTGTTGCCGTTCGCATCCTCTAGCACGGTGGTCTGTTTGTCGCCGTACTTCTTGGGCAAGAGTTTGGACGCCACCCATTTACGGGCGTCAATCCGCAGCCGGTCACGCGCAACGTCAATCGCGCTAGGGTCGGCACACGAAACGCCGTCAGCGATGGTTACGATTTCATCAGCGTGCGTCTCGGCCTGAACTTCTCTTGCTCTCGCGTATTGTTCCCGAAACTCAGGCTTCTCGCTAACCCACCGCAAGATTGTGCCGATGGACGGCATCCAATCATCACGATCAGAAGCACAAATAGCCCGCAACGATTCCCCGTTAGCGAGCCTTGTGCAAATCTCGTCCGCAATCTCTTGCGTGTAGTCAGAAGGTCGGCCTAGACCGGCCATCTGCGTCTCCGTGGTTTGCGTCTAGCCTTATTGCCTTGGCTCGGGCTTAGAGCGTGGTGATAGTGCCTTAGCTGTCGAGAGTGGTCAAGCCGTCAGGCTTCTCTCAGAGAGAATGGCGTCGATCATGGCCAGCCAGGGCTCGCCGGGGCCAGCGTCAGGCTCGCCATTCATGGCGTCCCATCCCGCGTTGAATGTTTCCTGATCGACATCCCTCATAGCTTGAAGGGCAGCGCGTGCTTGTCGTCTGAATACGTTAGGGTTTTCTACCAAGTCTAGCGTTTTGATCGGTTCTAGGTCGTGCGAATCTCTGATCTGGTTGCAGATTGCGAGCGCGGCCTTCTCCAGCATCGTAGTCATGGGATTACCTGATTGTTTTGGTTCACTTCGCTTCGCTCCGTACCCACCGAGTCAGCGTCGATACCTGTTCTAGTCATGACGCCTGCGCTCCATCCAATCCATCAAGATTGCCGCCGGGTACAGGATAGGCCAAAACAGCCCATTGGTTAGATATTCGGCCCGATCAGCCCCCTCTTTGCACAGGAGGCT